CTAATTCACTAAGTGAATACTTCGAAGAGAAGGCGGTACCGGGAGACTGGAACCGCCTTCTTAAAATAATTAAAGGGAAATATGAATGCAGGAATTACAAAAAGAATTTAAGGACCATTTTACTGGTTTAACTCGTAACTTTGGTTTTTGTAATATTAGTAATGGTTACAAAGATCCAGATACAGGTAAAATAAAATTTAGATCAGGTGACTATGGTTGGTCAGGTAAACCAATTACTGATTTAGATTATCAACAACATTTAGATGGAACAAAATCAATAGGTATACAACCTTGTAATGACGATGGTTTAGCACGATTTGGTGCAATAGATATTGATCCAAAGATATATAAAAATTTAGATATAAAATATTATTTAGATATTATTCAAGAAAAAGAATTACCTCTTATACCAATTAAATCTAAAAGTGGTGGACTTCACTTATATGTATTTACAAAACAATTTGTAAAAGCAAAAACAATAAAAGATTTTTTAGAAGAAGTATTATTTTTATTTAAACTACCAATTAATACAGAAATATTTCCTAAACAAACAAAACTAGGAGATGATACAGATGGTAATAAATTAAATGGTAATTTTATAAACTTACCTTACTTTGGTAAAACTGAAAGAGTTGCAATAGATCCTTCAGGAAAAGAAATACCATTTGCAGTATTTTTAAATTGCATTGAACTAAATAAACAAACTGCAGAACAACTAAAAAATATATCTGATAATATAATTAAAAAAGAATTAACTGGTGGTGCAGAAGAATTTAAAGATGGTCCACCTTGTTTAGAAATTTTATCAAAAAATAAAATGAAAGATGGTCGAGATAGATTTTTATATAACTATATGGTGTTTGCTAAAAAGAAATATTCAGATGATTGGAAGAATAAAGTATTACAAGCAGGTAGAAATTATTTTGAATTTAATGCGACATGGACAGATGATCATATTAAAATGAAAATAAAACAATGGGAAAAAGAAACTAAAGGTCACACTTGTACTGATGAATTACTTGCACCTGTTTGCGTTAAATCAGAATGTGTAAAAAGAAAATTTGGAATTATATCTGATAAAAAAGTTAATTGGCCATTGATGAATAATTTACAGAAAATAGATTTTAAACCAGATCCTGAATATTATTTTACAGTTGAAAATAAAAAAGGTGAATCTGTTCCTGTACATGCAAAAGATGTAAATAAAATAAAAGATCAAAAAGAATTAAGAGGATTAATTATGGCACAAGCAGATGTATTTCCTCCACCAATTAAAGCTATGGAATTTTATGAAATGATAAATGCATTGTTAGATGGTGTGGATACAATACAACCGGCTCCAGGGACCAGGCCAATTGAAATACTTAAAAAGTTATTACAGGAACATATCAACGGGCCTCAGGCAACAACATTTAATTCATTTCAAAGTGGTAACGTATTAAAAGATAATACATATGCATGGTTTATATATGATGAATTTTATAATTTTTTAAAAGAAAATGAATGGAAAAAAGATGCATCAAGAACTTCTTACATGATTACTAAAATGTTTGAGAAGGAAGATGAGGAATTACCTAAACCAGAGTTTGGTAAAAAGAAAAGATTTCCTGGAATTAATAAAAAAACAAATGAACCATACCCAGGTGTAAATGGATGTGCAAAAATACCATTATATCTTTTTGAAGAAGAGGTAGAAGTAGAAGAAATTATGGAAGTAGAGAGCACGAAGGACATTGTATAATGATATATAAATATTTTGGTCCTCCAGGTACAGGTAAAACCCATAAACTAATTAGTAGAGCTAAGGCATATATAAGAATAGGCACACCTTTAGATAGTATTGCATATTTTGCATTTACTAAAAAAGCAGCGAAAGTTGCTAGGGATAGAATGCCAGTCGATAACGATAAGTTATATTATTTTAGAACCATACATTCATTTGCTTTTGATCAATTAGATTTAAATACTAAAAAAGTAATGCAGCCATCAGATTATGAAAAGATAGGTAAACAATTAAATATTAGAGTTAAATATTATGACAAATATAATAGAGAAGAAATATTTTATTTAAACAACGATAGTCCATACTTTCAAATGATTGGTAGAGCTATGAATAGAGATATTACCATAAGAGAAGAATACGATAGAAATGAACACAATAGAAAAGAAATAAAAAGATTTTCAATATTAAAAAACATTGATGACAATTTAAAAGAATACAAAAGAGTAAAAGAAAAATTAGATTTTAATGATATGATAAATCAATTAATACATAAAGAAGATTTACCAAGATTTAAAGTTATATTTATAGATGAAGCACAAGACTTATCTCCATTACAATGGAAGTTATTTGATAAATTAAAAGAATATGCGGACGATATTTATTTAGCAGGTGATGATGACCAAGCTATATTTGCTTGGGCAGGTGCAGATGTAAACAGATTTATAAATGAACCTGCAAAAGAAACAGTACTAAAATATTCTAAAAGAATATCTAGAGCGGTACAAGAACAATCTATGGTACCTTTAACTAACATAATAGGACAAAGAAAACTTAAACAATATTATCCAAGAGATTACGAAGGTATAAGTGAAAGAATAAATAATTTAGATCAAGTAGATTTAACAAAAGGTAAATGGCTAATACAAACAAGAACTATTTCTAGATTAAATAGAATGACAAAAGAATTAAGAAAAAGAAATTTATATTATGAAACTAATAAAGGTAAAAGTTTTAAAGTTAGGATTTATAATGCATCTGTTAATTATAATTCATGGTGTAGAGGAATCGAATTAGAAGAAAAAGAAATAAAAGACATTGTTGAATTTACAGGTTTAAAACAAGAACAATGGGATAAAAATATAAGTTGGTTCGATGCATTTAAAGAAACAGATTATAAAGAAAGAGAATATATAAAACATTTATTAGATAATGGTGAAAATTTAGATGAAGATGCACGTATTCAGGTGTCTACTATTCATGCAGCTAAAGGTGGTGAAGAAGACAATATAATTCTTTGTTTGGATATGGGAGATAAAATTAAAAAAGCAATTAAGAAGAGTCAAGATAAACACGATGAAGAACATAGAGTTTGGTATGTTGGATCTACACGTACAAGAAATAATTTATATAAATTGAAAGCAAGATTAAAAAGAAATGAATACAAGCATTTATAAGAATTTATATACAAATGTATATAAACCGATTGGGAGCGAGATGCCCTTTACTGGTGATTGGCAGCATCAGGTTCTAACGGACGAAGTTGGTTCGATTTTCTCGTACTCCCTATCATTGGATATAATAATCGTTAAACCAACAACTGCCAACATAAATACAGGAGAAAAATATGACACATAAAGATGACATGGAAAAATTATTTCCACAAGATAAGCAAATAGGTGGGAGTCACTATAAAGACTTTCATATTCAACCTTATGAATTCATTTCTAAAAATGACCTTTCTTTTTTCCAGGGAAATGTTATTAAATATGTATGTCGTTACATGAATAAAAATGGCATACAAGATTTAGAAAAAGTAATTCATTATTGTGAATTAGAAATTAAAAAGATGAAAGACATGAAGAGGAAAAAATAATGTTAATGCCAACTACAGAATGGGTAGCACCTACAGAATTTCCTGATTTAAGAAAAGCAGAGGAAATAGCAATTGACTTAGAGACAAGAGATCCTGATTTAAAAACAAAAGGTTCGGGTTCTATTATTGGTAATGGTGAAGTCGTAGGTATAGCTGTTGCTGTAGATGGATATAAAAATTATTTTCCAATAGCACATGGCACAGGTCCTAATATGGACAGAGATAGAGTTTTAAGATGGTTTAAAGATGTTTGTGAATCACCTGCTACAAAAATATTTCATAATGCAATGTATGACGTATGTTGGATACGTAATTTAGGTATAAAAATCAATGGTTTAATTATTGATACTATGGTTGCAGCATCATTGATTGATGAAAATAGATTTTCATTTACATTAAATTCTTTGTCTTGGGTATATTTAAATAAAGGTAAGAATGAAAAATTACTTAATGACGCAGCAAAAGAACGTGGACTAGATCCTAAAGCAGATATGTGGAAAATGCCTGCAAGTGAAGTAGGAGCATACGCAGAAGAAGACGCAGCTCTTACTTTAGAACTTTGGCATTTATTTAAAAAAATAATTATAGAAGATGATTTACAAAATATATTTAATCTCGAAACTGATCTTTTCCCTTGCCTAGTTGATATGCGTCACCTAGGGGTGCGGGTAGATATCGAAAAAGCGAATCAATTAAAAACAGCAATGGCAGTAAAAGAAGAAAACCTATTACAACAAATAAAAATAGAAACAGGAGTAGATACTCAGATATGGGCAGCAAGATCGATCGCAGAAGTTTTTGACAAACTGAAGCTACCTTATAGCCGTACTGAAAAGACTGACTCTCCTTCATTTACTAAAAATTTTATTTCCTCTCATACAAATCCTGTAGTTCGTATGATAGCAGAAGCTAGAAAAATAAACAAGGTTAGAACAACATTTATAGATACTATATTAAAACATGAGCATAATGGTAGAATACATGCAGATATAAATCAAATACGATCTGATGATGGTGGTACCGTTACAGGAAGATTTAGTTATTCTAATCCAAACTTACAACAAATTCCTGCACGTGATCCAGATACAGGACCATTAATAAGAAGTTTATTTATACCTGAACAAGGTTGCACTTGGGGTACATTTGATTACTCACAACAAGAACCAAGACTTGTTGCACACTACGCACTGAGATTTGGTTATGATACAGCGCAGATAATTGCAGATTCATATGAAAATGATCCATCAACAGACTTTCATCAAATTGTTGCTGACATGGCTAAAATAGATAGGAAAGAAGCTAAGACAATTAATTTAGGTTTATTTTATGGAATGGGTAAAGCTAAATTACAAAATGAATTAGGTGCAACAAAAGAAAAAGCAGATGAATTATTTAATCAATATCATAATCAAGTACCTTTTGTAAAAGAATTAATGACCGGTGTTATGGAAGCAGCACAAGATAATGGTAGAATAAAAACATTACTTGGTAGACGTTGTAGATTTCCTAAGTATGAACCCATACTTAGAGGAAGTGATTGGGGTACGTTTGTTCCTGCACAAGATCATAATACAATATTAGAATTACAAAAAATGGGACCACATGAATTAGATGATGATGGTAATGTTATTAAAGATGTAGATGGTAAACCAAAGAAAAATTATTGGTATAGAAATCCTATACGTAGAGCGTTTACATACAAAGCATTAAATAAACTTATACAAGGATCAGCTGCAGATATGACTAAAAAAGCAATGGTTGATCTATATAAAGAAGGTTTATTAGCACATATACAAATACATGATGAATTAGATTTTTCTATTGAATCAGAA